AGGAAGTTCACCGGCTAGTATTTCTAAAATATCTGGATCAATAGCACTTGGGTTTAGATCCAAATCAAATCTACTTTCATCAATCTTCTTAGGCTGTTGGTTGGTGATAATAACTGTTCAAATATCAGCATTGTCTCACTCAATAAAAGCCAATTCGCTGGGGCTAGTTTACACGGGAAGCTGGTTAATTTCTCGGAAGAAGAACCACCTGAATGCTTTAAAGAAACTGGCATCTTTAAGAATGTTACAGGAGACGGTGTTCTTAGTGTTCAGTATAAATTTGGTGATGCTTTTGAAATGAGAAATAAAGCCAAGTTAGTAATTTCTTATAATGAGATGCCTTACTTGGGTGACACCACTAAGGGAATGTTAAGACGATTGATGATTGTGCCATGTGAATTTGATTTGGATCTAAACCCAAGTGCTATTGATCCAGATATTTTAGAAAAACTAGCCGGTGAACTTCCTGGGATATTTAACAAAGCCTTGTTGGGTTGGCATAGGCTGAAGGCCAATAGACGGTTTACAAGAAGTAGTTTGATCGATGCTGAAGTGGTGGACATGGCTGAAAATAGTGACCCGGTGCTGACTTTTATGAATCAGTGTTGTTTAATCACCAAAAATGAATCGGACACTATAGCAACTGATGAACTATATAATCAATACGCTATGTATAATGAAGAAAATGGGAGTGGTAAAAACATCACCAAAACCAGCTTTACTAGGCGGGTGAAGAAGTTGGGTGTTACACTTTCGGTGTCCCGAAAAGGCCAAAAACTATTCCGACTGTATAGGTATGTTAAATTAAATTCAGTTGAGAGTGGTGTCAAAAGTAGTGATCGGTTTTAATCAAGTGACAAATGAAGTGTAACACTAAACCCAAGTGTAACGCTAATTCCTTATTAATCTCATGAGTTTAAGTCAATTTTCCCCAAGAGTGTTACACTTGTTACACATATTTGGGGTATTGTTGCTCAAATTCGAAAAAATAATAAAAAAAGAAAGAAAAAAAATAAAAGTAAAAATATAAAGAGGGGTGTTGAGAGCAAGTGTAACATTTACTAAGTGTAACAGTCTGGTATCTGATGTGCTTTTTTCGGTGTGAAATTGTGGGGCTTATTTTTAATTCCCCCCTGGGGTTAGCGGTTCTCAATTATACAACGCATTATTGTTGACTTTCATTCCCTTGTTAAATCAGTGTAAAATAAACTATCGTTCTATTAATTTCTAAAGAGGTTCAATTGGCTAAGAAGAAAAAAGTTTCTAAGAAGAAGCCCGCTAAAAAGGCTAAGAGGGGGGCACCTACTAAATTAACAAAACCTGTAGAAAAGATTGCAATGAATCTAGCTAAGCGTGGTGATACTGATGTTGAGATATCAGAAATTATAGGTGTTTCAGCTAAAACTATTTACAACTGGAAAAAAGGCGACAATGAATTTTTACGTGCCCTTAAGGAAAATAAAGATGCTGCTGATGATTTAGTTGAAGCCGCTCTTTATCAACGTGCAACTGGTTACACAATTCCTGATGGTTATGAATTTGTTAGGGATGATGATGGGGTTATTGTTAAAGATCCTAAAACTGGTAGACCTAAAAGAAAATTAAAAACAAAACATTATGCACCTGATATTCAAGCCCAAAGTTTTTGGTTAACGAATAGAAGAAAAGGTGATTGGAAAAATAAACAAGAACATTCAGTTGATCCAGATACGCTTACTGATTTTTCTTTAGCCTATAATCTAGATGGCCCCGACGATGAAATTCCACCATTACCAGGTAACAAAAAACTACCAGGAAGTAGTAAGCATTAATGAACACAATTCATAAGGGCGGTTTATTTTTAGCAGCATCAATTGATTTGGTTTTTATTCATGTGTATGAGTGGTGTGATGAATGCGGGTGGACGGGGCCAAGGTGCACATTGAGGCATCCAGTAGGTGTTTATTCGGCTGAAAGAAAAGAGGCGGATAAGATTATTGAGGTTATGGATTTAAGGAAAAACTTTAAACACGTTGAAGTAAAAGATAAGCCATATAAGATAAATGGCCATGATTGGGTTAGGCCAAAAAGAATGGTTATTAATTCGTGAGTGGTGCTACCCCTTCAATTACACAGTTCAATCCAAGACACATACCGTGGCAATATCATCTAATCAAAAACATTAGAAAGAATTGGAGTTATGATAAAGGCCCCCATGAAATTCTATTATCAGGATCGGTCGGTTCAGCTAAGTCAATAGTCATGGCACATCTAGCAGTCACTCACTGCATGATGTATAAGAATGCACGCTTCCTTCTTGGCCGTAAATCACTACCATCATTGAAACGAACCCTAGTGCAAAAGGTGTTGGAACATTGCAGACCCGATCTAAAGCCTGGACGTGATTACACTTACAATAGAACAAACGCTAACTTCCAGTTTAGAAACGGTGCTGAAATTCTAAGCCTATCCTGGGGTGATAAAGATTATGAGAAATTCAGATCAGTAGAGCTATCAGCAGCAGCCATTGAAGAAGTGACTGAAAATGATAATGGTGAAGTGATTGATAAGGCACACCCATTCTACACCGAGTTAGTTGCACGTATTGGCCGAATCAATGCTGACAATGCGGGTGTAATGGAAAATTTCATTATCGGTGCAACTAACCCCGATGACCCAAGCCATTGGGCATATGACTATTTCATTAAAGGTTCACAAAACAATCCAAGAAGGCATGTGGTTTATTCACTCACTAAAGATAATCCATTCTTACCCGATTGGTATATCGAATCACTAATGGAAAAGTATGACCGTAAAATGATTGATCGATTGCTGAAAGGTAAATGGGTCTACATTTCTAGTGATGTGATTTATTATGAATACGATCCTAAAAGGCACTATGGTTTCAACACTGAAATAGATAAACGCTATCCACTAAGAATTACATTTGATTTTAACATTGCTAAAGGTAAGCCAATGAGTTCGTGCCTTTTCCAATTTATTCCAAGGGATGGTAATGGAAAAGAAGTCAACAAATTTGTGTTTCATGATGAAGTGGTGATTGAAGGTTCCAGGACTTTAGATCAAATGGATGAATGGACTGCACTAGGATATTTTGATTTAACACATAATCCCAAAATCATTATTCATGGTGATGCCACGGGTAGGCATAACGATACCCGATCTAACCCATCGGATTATGATATCATTGAAAATCACTTGGCAAATTACAAAAGAAAGAATGAGACTCCATTGGAATATGAAATTGCAGTGCCCGAATCGAACCCATCAATTAGGGATAGACATAACATTGTAAATGGCCAATTGTGTAATGCTAAGGGTAAGGTTAGTATAGAAGTAGACCGTAAATGTAAAACAATTGATGAAGGTTTTTCTAAAACCAAATTGAAAGATAAGGGACAATATATTGAAGATGATTCAAAATATTATCAGCATATCACCACAGCAATTGGTTATGGAATTTATGATGTTATTGAAAATCCAGAGATCAACGAACCGATAACTTTTAGGTAGGAATAAAATGGCTGCACCTCTCAATATTAATAATCGTGAATTGGATTTAATGAACAAGGCCCACGTTGAACACATCATTGATGAAATTGAAGAACAAACAAATATCTCAAGAAAGAAATTAGCCTGGGAAGCTTACCAAGTTAGATCAGGCAATCAGCGTGATTTTGTTCAGTTGAAATTAAAAGAAACTTATCCAGACACCTATAAGCAATTTAGAATTGGTGATGTTTCTATTTGTAAAAAGGTAATTGAGAAAAGGGCTAAGTCCTATATAGCTTCACCCATTAGAGAGCTAGATAATAAACAACAAAGTGAAGATTTAGCTACCGTCTATAAAAGGGGAATGTTCAATAGAAGCTTTGATGAATTTGATGATATTTTTAATCTTCATAAATATGCATTCATGTGGATTACATTTATCAATGAAAAAGAAGGCGGTGGTGATAAGGGTAAATACATGGCCCAATCATTGGCCCCTTTTCAATATGATTTAGTTCGTGATGAAAGGACTGGTGATCCAGTTGTATTCATCCTTAATTTTCCAGATAGTGAAATTACAGGCATCCTTCCTAACCAAGGCAATGATGGTATTGAACAAACTATATCTGAGTCTCAAGCTGACACTAGTGCTGAAACTAGAACATACGCTATGTGGACTAATAAGAATCACATTGTTGTTCAGGTTAGAACTAAGAAGGTCACTACTAAGGGCCAAATGAAATTCAGACGTGAAATTGTAATGGTGCCAGTGCCCGACAATGCGGCTAATGTAAATCCATTTGGAATGATACCCGGCCAATACTTACAAGCCGATACTGAAGTAGATTACCCAACTCCTAACAATCTTCATCTTCAATCAATTGAGTGGAATGTAGCATGGTCTGATTTAAAAACGGCTGCTGCTACTCAAGGCCATGGCCAATTAGTTATCAAGCATCCTGAAGGGCAAAAAATAAAGCAGCAGCATATGGGTAAGCACGTTGCTATGAGTTTACCTCAAGAAGTTAAACGTGGAACAAATAGAATTCCAACTGAAGCCCAATACATTAATGCGAGTCCTGATTTAGCGGGGCAATTGGATGTAGCTAAGGCTGATGCCATGCTGATTCTAGATGAGCATGGTGTGAAGGGTAAGGCCAAGATTGATGGTGGTGCCCAAGAATTTGCTTCAGGCTTTGATCGATTCTTAAGTGAAGCTGACACTCACGATATTATCAGTGATAACCAAAAGCTTTACGGTGAAATAGTTGAACCCGGTATTTATAAAGTGGTTAAGGCTGGTGAAGAATTCCTAAATAGAAGAACCTTTACCAGTGAAGATATTGCAGTCAAATACCCCAAGCCTAAAGTTTCCATT